AAAATCAACTACGGAAAAGAAAACCAATGTAACCATAGGTTTAATATGAAGTTAGAAACAAAGGTTACTTTAAAATAACTAAAGGGGAGGGGCAACCCTCCCTATATTAAAAGAGAGATATGAATACAGAAAACATTTATCAGATCCTAGATGATCTAGAAGGATTCGCAGAACAAGTAGGAAGCGAATGGATGAAGGAGAGACTTGCAATGCTAGAGGCTCATCTTGCTCAATTAGAAAATAATCAATCAATTAAATAATCATGAAAAATTCTAAGGTTGTTAGTATAGTTCCACAGGGGGATTATCAGTTAAGAGATGGAAAGACTTTATATAAGTTTCTCCTAACATTTGAGAATGGAGATTCTGGAGAGTATTCTTCAGTAAAGCCTGATCAAACAAAGTTTGTAGTTGGCGCACCTGCTGATTATGAAATATCTTCTACTCAGTATGGGAACAGGATCAAAGCAGTTTACTCAGGAGGCGGAGGCTATTCATCAGGAGGAGGCTATTCATCAGGATCAGATGATAAGCAGAAGATGATTGTCAAGCAATCCTGTTTAAAAGCAGCAGTTGATCTGTTAAAGGACAAAGGAGCAAAGAGTACAGATGTGCTTAAGGTTGCTGATTCATTTGTTGCTTGGGTATTGGAAGAAGGCAAGAAAGAGGAAACTACCTACAATAATCACTTCTCTTCCAGAGAGGAGAAGATTGAAACTGCTCAAGCGATTGTGCAGAAGTCAGATGATGATTTACCATTCTGATTTTTTTTTGATGATGAGAAGAGGGCAGCAGAAATGTTGCTCTTTTTTTTTCTCAGGATCAGAGATATTAAAAATTATTGTTTAGATTAGGGAGATGATTCACCAACACTTAGTGCAGTCAGATAGCACTATAAAATATCTGGAAAGGGCAAGAGCAGGAAAGATTGCTGAAGCCTCTAAATTTGGAGTTCAGGAGATAGACCAATATCTAAGATTCAAGGAGGGAAACTTTGTGGTAGTTACAGGACATGCGAATGTGGGAAAGACTCATACAATGATATACCTGCAACTGCTTCATACCTTAGAGAATGGATCTAGATGGTTGGTATATTCATCAGAGAATGAAGTACAATCCATACAGAGAAAAATCATAGAGTTCCTAGCAGGAAAGCCAATCAATCAGATTGATGAGAGTGAGTTCTGGAGACATCATGCTTTTGTGCAAGGGCATTGGGCATTTATAGATAGCGAACTTATCGTTAATGCTTTTGAGTTGTTAGATATCGCTAAGGAGATTTATGATGCTTGGGAGTTTAATGGATTGATGATTGATCCTTATAATTCACTTACCATTAGGAAGGAGGATTTGAAAGGTATATCAACACATGAATACCATTATGAAGTAACAAGCTATATCAGAAAATTCTGCAAGGAATATAGAGTTACTACTATCCTGAATACACATCCTGCAACGGAAGCCCTGAGAAAAGTATTCAAGGGTAATCATGAGTATGCAGGACATACAATGCCTCCTATGGCTAGTGATGTTGAAGGAGGAGGAAAGTTTGTAAATAGATCAGATGAGTTCTTTGTGATTCATAGATATACGCAGCATGAGAGGGATTGGATATATACAGATATTCATGTGAGGAAGATTAAGGAATTAGAATCTGGAGGCAGACCAACTCCCTTAGATTCTCCTGTGAGAATGGAATCAACAATTGGAAATTGCGGCTTTCGGATAAATGGATTAGATTTAATCACCAAAAAAATTACAATAGATGGATCTCCATTTTGAGGGAAATAAATTATACTACATGGAGAAGGAGGCAGAATTATATGCTGCTCTTCAGATTGTAAGCAAGGAGTTGAATGGTCAGGAGAGTATGACTAAAGAAGAGGTTTGGGATGTGTTTAATATCCTGATGGACACCTCAGCAGTATATAGGCATATCACAGATTACTTTAATATTCTTGATAAGAAGATTCTAGAAGCTAGGATTGAGAATGGTAAATTGAAGCAGGAGATGTATGATCTAAGAAAACAGAATGCATCTCTAGAGAAAACGATTGAAGGATTTATGAATGACTTTTAAGAGGAAGATGGACAAAGGGCAGAAATTCCATATCAATAATATGGAGTTCGTGTGTATGGAGGTTCATGCATATCTGCAAACTAGAGTAGATGGAGAGAAGAGTGATATAGATGTAGGATCTAGCTATTACATAGTGAGAAACGCATCTTCAGGATCATTACATAGAATACCATTTCAAAAAATAATAGATAAAGAAAACGAGATAAAATGGATGAATTAGGACAAGTGCTGAAAGCATATTACAATGAGATAGGAGTTATTCCAGATGGAAGCAGGAGACTGAATCAGGTTTTTGCTAGGAGTGCAATGATGGTTGCAATGAGAAAGTATATGAGCCTTCATCAGGTGGGCAAGGTTTTTGGTAAGAATCATGCTACTATTCATCATGCAGGGAGAAAGCATGAGGAGAATATGGATTGGAGTGAAGGATACAGATACTACTATGAAGTAGCACAGAGAATATTAGTAGATAAGCCTAGCCTCAAGATTCAGGCTGATAATACATTGATGGCTCAGTTCAGTAGACAGAGGCTGAGAATCATGGAATTGGAGGGACAAGTTAATAACTTGAAAAACAGGATTTTAGAATTAGAGGGAAAAAGTGTTATATTAGAAGCAGATGGAAATAGAAATTAACCCACTTTATGGCTTTATGTTAGGTGTAAATTATGCCTACTATCCTGAGGAGAATGGAGAGCCTCCCTTACACTATTTACAGATAGCAGTAGGATTTGGGATCATTGGAATAACATGGATCGCATAGAGAAGTTTTATAGGAAGAACTTTAAGAGATTAACAGGCTTTATAAAGCAGTACACAGATGGCTCTTATGATATAGCATCAGACATTGTTCAGATGGTGTTTCTTAGGCTTCTAGAATTAGAACAGGAAGGGAGGACAAACTTTTACGAGGATGACTCCCTTTCCTTTTTCTATGTATATAGATCCTGCATCAATACGGCTCTAAAATATCAGAGGGCTAAGAAGAGAATACATAAGGTTGATATTGATGATCTAGAGAATCATAGTTATGAGACTTATCCAGAGGAGAGGGATGCAATGGAGAAACTGATCCTGATGATGGAGAAGGAGATGGAGGATATGCATTGGTATGATTCCAAGATGATCAGGATTCATATGGAAGGGAACTCAATGAATAAGATCCACAGGGAGACAGATATAGGATTAACATCAATTAAGAATACTATCAAAAATGGCAAAGCGAAAATCTACGACCAAATCAAAGAAGATTGGGAAGACTACGAAAACGGAGACTACGACAAAATCTAAGGGATTAGGAGATACTATTGAGAAAATCACAGAAGCTACAGGAATTAAGGCAGTAGTGAAAGCTATTGCAGGAGAGGATTGTGGATGTGATGAGAGAAAGGAATGGCTCAATAAAAAGTTCCCTTATAAGAAAGTTCAATGCTTAGATCCTGAGGAGAAGGAATATCTATCAGGTGGAATCCTGAAGGAGAAGAGAATAAGCAGGGAAGATCAGGAGATGATAGCAAAGATTCATTCAAGGGTATTCAGCCACAAATATCATGTGCCTTGCAGTTGCAATCCTAGTATCTGGAAGCAATGGATCAGAGAACTTAATGATATGCTAGATGCACCTGAGGAAGTATCTTAAAGAAGGAAGAAATCTATCAGATGCCCGAACCGCCATTTGTGTTGATGTAGGTAAATCAGGAGAGGCTTTATTCAAGGAGTTAACAGGTGCTATCAAATCTGAATTAGCAGATGATAAACAACACATTGATTTCTATTGGGGAGATAAGAAGGTTGATGTTAAGGGATTGAAGAAGATGCATCACTCAGGTTTTATTCTTCTGGAGTTTATCAATGTATGGGGAGGTAATGGATGGTGCAGTAAGAATAGCAAGGCAGAGTTCATTGCTTTTCAGTTTCCTAATCAGTTCTATGTATTTAAGAAAAGTGATCTTAGGGAGAGAGCATTGGAATTATGTGAGGAGTTTAATCAGGATAATGTGATTAGAAAGAATTGGATTCCATATGATGATGCTAAATATAAATGGGTAGGAAGGTATAATGCTCAGGATGTGTTTACATATCTAAAGATATCAGATGTAGATGATTTGATATATGACTTACTCCCTTATACTATAAAGGAATGATGATATTATTCGGGATTGCATTAGGCATTGCATTGAATCAAATCAGGATCTTACAGAAGAGGGTTAATGAGATAGAGGATTTTCTTGGGAAAGTATTTTTTGATGATGAAGAAAAATAATTATTAAAAAGTTTTTTTTATAAATAATTCTTTCTTAGATTTGAATATCATTAAAAAAGAGAGATATGAAAATTCAAGCAAAAGATTTAAAGGTAGGAGATGTAATCCGTTATGAAATTATATCTAAAGCAAGGATAACCGAAATTGAAGAGTTTACTCAAAAGAATGGGAAACCTTGTTTATCAATAAAAATCAACTACGGAAAAGAAAACCAATGTAACCATAGGTTTAATATGAAGTTAGAAACAAAGGTTACTTTAAAATAACTAAAGGGGAGGGGCAACCCTCCCAATTTAAATACTAAGAGAGATGAAAACAACAAAGATTCAAGCAGCAAAGTATTATGCTTTTCTAGCAGTAGCATCAAGCCTTTTTACAATTGTGGTTCTATCAATTGCTAAGGGAATGGCAATCCTTTTAAACACTACGCTATGATAATGTTAGATGGTTCAAACTATGATCAGGATTGGATGATTGATCAGGCTAAAGGTGATGAGTTCTATTATGGAGTTCTAAACACATTAGCATTATCCTCATCTAGTTGCAAGATGTTATTAGATAGCCCTAAGACCTTCCATAATTATATGAAGTATGGAAACTCAGAGAACTCTCCTGCTTTATTGA